CATCGCCACTTCAACCGGGTCAGCCTCAGTCAATGATGACACCACAGCCAATGATGGCACCACAGGCTCAAGGAATGAGTGGTTCCACTGGCATCGGTCCATCATTCGGCCAGGCAATGATGTCTGGAAAGCAGCAGATGCGTAATCGACGGATGATGTAATGGCGCGTAATCTCAATGAATGGAAGCCATCTGCTAAACAGGCGGCATTCCTTTCAATACCTACATCAATTAAGGAAGCTGCATACTTGGGTGGAGCTGGATCAGGTAAGTCTGACCTACTCCTAATGTATGGAATCTGCCATCGTTGGCATGAGAATCCAAGATTCAAACAGGTGTTCTTACGTAGAACATTTCCTGAACTCAGAAATGAAATTGTTCCACGTAGCAAAGATATCTACACTAAGTTTGGAGCTACGTTTAACAAGACTGAAATGATCTGGACATTCCCTTCAGGTGCAATGATTCTGTTGGGACACTGTGAGAACGAGACTGATGTTACTAAGTACGACAGTATGGAAATCAATCTATTCACACCTGATGAAATTACTTCATTCACTGAATACATGTATCTCTACATTGGCTTTACTCGTGTTCGTACTAGTGATCCTACTCTACCTTCAGTCATTAGAACAGCAGGAATGCCTGGAGGAATTGGACACAGCTGGGTAAAGAAACGGTTTGTAGATCCTGAGCCTCGTGGCGGAAAGATTCTTGTAGGTCGTGGTGGTAATAAGCGGACGATGGTGTTTGCTACACAGGCAGACAACCCGCATATCGATCCCACCTACAAGCAGTCACTAGAGGCACTGAGTGAAGCAGAACGTAATGCCAAGTTGTATGGAGACTTCGACTCATACTTGGGTCAGGTTTTCACAGAGTTTAGAGATCACAGAGTTCCAGGAGAGCCAGAGAATGCATTGCATGTAATTCCTCCATTCGAGATTCCATCATGGTGGCCGCGCATGATGATTGGCGATTGGGGATTCACTGCAATGACATGGATTGGATTCGCTGCAATCTCTCCGAGTAAGCGCGTGTATATTTACCGCGAGATGCACTGGGTTAAGACTTACATAAGCGAGTGGGCGCCACATGTTAAAGCGTACATCGACAAGGAAAATCCGCGTATTGTACGTTTCTGTAAGTCGGCTGGGCAGGATCGTGGGCAGGAGCATACGATCCAGCAGCAAATTGAGGATGAACTCCAGATACAGATAGAATTGACTAACAACACTCCAGGTTCTAGAGTTGCAACTAAGAACTTGCTGCATGAATACTTACGCTGGCAGATAAGAGACGTGCCAGTAACTGACGCGGGCTTGTATGATGAAGAATATGCAATGTGGATTATGCGAAATCGTGGGATGAAGGAATACAAATCCTACATGAACTCATTCAATGAAGTGGAACCAGAGACTAACATCCCGAAATTGCAGATTTTCGAGGGCGCGTGTCCAGTTCTAGTGAATGCAATCAAGGCATGTAGCTATGATAAGCCGAAGAACAACAAGCCGGCGGAAGATATTGCAGAGTTTGATGGCGATGATCCAATTGATGGGCTACGGTATATCGTTGATGCTGCTGAATCACTCTTTGACGACGCGAATGATGAGTTTAAGAGAGTCAAGAAGCAAGAAACTCTTGTCTCTCAACTTGCGGCCAACAACGATTGGACAGCATACTACAGAAATATGCGCAAAATCGAGAGTGACTCTGAAGAAGAAATTAAGCCGGTGAATAGATATCATTCGAGGCACTAATGTTGAAGAAACTTTTGTATAAGTTGTTCGGGCTAACTCCTGATACATGTGCTTCATGTGAGCTTCTGCGAGACTTGCTTGAAAAAAGCGAGGGGGAACGTAGAGAGTTGACACATAAGCTAGTGGAGAGGGAGAAGCCCGAACTACCTATACAACAGACAGAGGAGTTCCAGCCAATCAAACCACAGCATGTGCCGTGGCGCGTGCGTCGGGAGATGTTAGAGGCTGAAGATCGTAAGCAAGCTGCATTAATGCGGCAGAATGCTGAAGATATTTCCAAGTTAGAGAAAGAACTCGGCGTCAACCACGAGAGAGAGCAGACATCATGATTAGTCTACTCATCGGTTTAGCTGTTTTAGGACTCGTGTTCTACCTGCTGGATACGTATGTCATCACGAATCCGGGTCCATTCAAGACAGTGTTCCGTGCAATCGCTGTAATCCTTCTCTGTCTCTGGTTGCTTCAGGCTTTTGGAATCTACTCACTTCCTGAAAGACTGAGGATGTAATGGGATTCAAGAGTGTAATGAAAAAAGTCGGCAAGGTGGCGCTGAAAGCTGCGCCGATTGCCGCAATGTTCATTCCGGGTGTAGGTCCACTCGCTTCAATGGCTATTAGTGCTGCATCGAATGCAGCATCTAAGAAGATTGAAGGTGGATCTTGGAAGTCCGCGTTAGGTGCAGGTGCAATTGGTGCAGCTACTGGATACGCTGGTGGCGCACTTAAAGCAGCGGGCACAGCAGCTAAGGCAGCTAGTAAAGCTGGTTCCATTGCACCATCGGCTGGTGTAATCAGTAAGGCTGCAACAGTTGCACCGAAAGTCAGCGCACTTGGAAAGATCATGGGTGGAGTGAATACTGGATTGAACGTCGCAAGTCCAGTAATGAGTGCGATTCAATCCGCTCGTAGTATGGATGGTGGAGGAGGTTCATCTCAGAGTGGGGGTGGAATTGGACCATCCGGTCCCCTGAGTGGGACCTACACTCCATACAAGCCATCACTAAATGATCCTGTGAATGCTGGTAGACTTGCAGCAGCAAAGGATCAAGGATTCAGGAAGGGATATGATATCACTGCACCTAATGCAACTGATCCCACACTACCACGTGAAGTTGTCTCACGCATGCCAAAGATTAACACTGATTACGCTAGTATGGGAGCACAGCCACCTGCTAAGAAGCGCAAGACTGCCATTGGAGAAGATGGTGGGTTGAAGATGCGTGGTAACGGTGGTGGTACTCGTAGACCTACAGTTCAACCAGAAATGGCGTACTACTAATGGCAAAGACTGAAGCTGAACTTCCAGAGTCTATCATTAACTCTATCAAAGCACTCATCGATCACTTCGATGATGAAGATAGAGCTGTGCGTGATCGTCAGATCCGCCAGTGGAGGCGCCTGAAGCTACTCTGGGAAAATGTTCAGAATATGTATTACAGTGAGGTGGCACATGACTGGCGTATTCCGGACGATGGGAAAGATGGTGATGCATCTGATCAAGGATTCTACGACAAGCCTGTCAACGTCTACAGAGCTTACCTTGAAAGCATCATTGCTGCTCTTTCTGTTACAGTTCCTCCTATCACTTGCTATCCTGACGATGCTGACAATCCTCTCGATCAAGTAACTGCGAAGGCGGGAGATCGAATTGCTGCACTGATCTTCAAGCATAACGATGCTCCACTCCTGTGGTTACACGCACTGTTTGTGTTTTGCACTGAAGGAATGACTGCATGTTACACATACGCGAAAGAAGATGAAGCGTATGGAACATACAAGGAAGATAAATACGAGGAACAGACTGAAACGACGACTGAAGAAGTGTGCCCACTGTGTCAAGCAAATATGGTGGACCCATCCATCACTGGACAGCAGGAGGACAAGTTTCAACCTGATGACAGTGACGCACCTGTGAATGATGCGATTGATGTGGGACTGGAAGTGTGTCCTAACTGCGCACAACAGGTGATTCCATCCAAGCGTGAGAATACTGTCACAGTAACACGTCTGGTGGGCACTACACATCATCCGAAATCGCGCGTCTGCATGGAAGTTTATGGTGGGCTGTTTGTTAAAGTCCCCGTGTGGGCACGCACTCAGAAGGATTGCACGTATCTAATCTACTCTTACGAAACTCATTACGCTAATGTGCTGGAACAGTTTGAAGATCTTCGTGGTAAAGTAATCGAAGGTCAATCCGCGTATGACATGTATGAACAGTGGGGACGCACTTCACCGCAGTATCGTGGAGAGCATCCAATTCATAACGTCACTGTGCGTAACTGTTGGTTCAAACCTGCTGCATACAACATCCTCAATGTGGAAGATGCTGATGAAATGCGGAAGAAGTATCCTAATGGATGTAAAGCTGTTCGGGTGAATGATGAAATTGCACATGCTTGTAATGAAGATATGGACGATTGCTGGACTATTACCCACAATCCTCTGTCAGATTATCTTCACTTCGATCCGCTTGGCCTACTACTCACATCGATACAAGACATCACTAACGATCTCATTTCACTCGTTCTACAGACAGTGGAACATGGAATACCACAGACGTTTGCAGACCCGAAAGTATTGAATTTCAATGCATACCGTAACTCTGAAGTAATTCCAGGCGGAATCTATCCTGCTACACCTAAATCTGGTAAAGCACTGTCAGAAGGATTCTACGAAGTTAAGACTGCTACACTGAGTCAGGAAGTTCTTCCATTTGCTGAGAAAGTTCAACAGATGGGACAGATGGTTTCTGGTGCTCTGCCTAGTCTATTCGGTGGACAGATGGCAGGCAGTAGAACTGCTAGTGAATACAGCATGTCACGCGCGCAAGCATTGCAAAGATTGCAGACTACGTGGAAAATGCTGCTTCTTTGGTGGAAGAATGTGTTTGGGAAGGCTATTCCACTCTACATCAATGAAATGAAAGATGATGAAAAGCAGGTAAAGAAAGACGACTTCGGCAACTTCGTCAACGTATTCATTCGACGTGCAGAGCTGGAAGGAAAGATTGGCTCCGTTGAGTTGGAAGCGAATGAGAACTTGCCAATCACGTGGAATCAGCAGAAAGATGCCATCATGGAATTGTTCAACATGAACAATGAAGGCATTAATGCTGCACTGGCTTCACCGGAAAACATGCCCTACATTAAGAGGGCGATTGGACTCTCGGATTACGTGATTCCTGGAGAGGACGATAGACAGAAGCAGTTTGAAGAAATTAAACAACTTGTGGATAGCGAACCTATCACAATGCCACCTGATCCAATGATGGAACAGCAGGCATTTCAGATGGGACAGCCTCCTCCCCCTCCACAAGAACTACCATCTATTATGCCAGATCCTGATGTGGATAATCATCAGTTGGAAGCTGATATCTGCCGTCGCTGGCTAGTGGGTGATGCAGGTAGATTGTGCAAACTAGAGAATCCACAGGGTTACAAGAATGTCCTCTTGCACATGAAAGCGCATAAGGACATGGACATGCAGCAACAGATGCAACAACAGATGGCAATGATGCCTCCACCTCCCCCTCCTGGTAAGGATGCAGGTGGATCACCAAGTAAGCCTCCGCAGAAGAACGCTGGAGTTCCATTAGGAGCAGATCAGAATGCGCCCACTATTCAATAACTCCATTTACTACTCTCCCATCGATTCTGGTGGTTCATCAGGTTCACCAGATGATGGGAAAGAGACTCTCGAACTTCTGAATGAGGAAGAACCAGCAGAAGAAGTGCTGGATCTACCCAAGGGTGCGCCTAAAGAAGATGATGAAGATGCACCTGATGATGACGATGAAGATGAGAATGAGGAAGATGAAACTGACGAACTGAAGGAAATTGAAGAAGAACTGGAAGGTCCGAAAGATGAGGATCTGGAGCTTACCACTCCTGTTCGCAGGAAGGAAATCCTAGCGAAGTATCCTAAACTGTTCAAGGACTTTCCATACTTGGAGAAGGCTTACTACAGGGAACAGCAATTCACTGAGACGTTTCCGACTGTTCAGGATGCAAAAGTCGCTGCGAATAAAGCGCGCGTCCTGGATCAAGTTGACCAGCAGATTATGGCTGGTGACATTTCCACTGTCTTGGAAGCAGCGAAGCAGGAAGATCAGGAAGCGTTTTATAAGATTGCTGATAACTATCTACCTACTCTACGCAGAGTGGATCAGCAGGCTTACTACCATGTGGTAGGAAATCTGTTGAAAGATACCATCATCACGATGGTGCGTGAATCACGCGCGCTTGGAGAACAAGGGGCGCCACTACAGGCAGCAGCGAACATTCTGAATCAATTTGTATTTGGTTCACAACAGTTCACTCCGCCCACTACACTCTCACGACAGGTAGATCCGCGTGAGCAGAGCAGACAGCAGCAGATTCAGTACGAAGATCAGCAGCGTTTCATGGGTCAGTTTGAGTCTGTGAAGGATGACCTGCAAACACGCGCTGACAATGTGCTCAAATCGACCATCGATCAGCACATTGATCCGAAGAAGTCGATGACAGATTACGTGCGAGGACATGCAACTACTGAAGCACTCAGCACGTTGGAGAATCTGATCTCGAAAGATAGACAGTTCCGTGGACTCCTTGACAGGTTGTGGGAGAAAGCATTCCAGACTGGATTTAACAAGGAATCCACTGATAGAATCAAGTCAGCATACCTTAGCAAAGCAAAGACGCTGTTGCCTAGCGTAATCAAAAAGGCACGAAATGACGCTTTGAAGGGACTCGGCAGGAGAGCTGCTGAGGCTGATGACAGTGAAGGAATTGAAATACAACCGGCCACTAAACGTGGTCCAGTAACACCTGGGCGCTCCACACCCCCATCTGGTGGAAAAATCCGCAAAGCTAGTGATATTCCACGTGGCATGTCTACTCTAGATGTGCTGATGAAAGACTGAGGGGGCGTAATGGCTGTTGTTGAATCTCAGGTCGCGGCAACGGAACTTGAAAAGGTAGTTCCGAAGGTCCGTGTTCTGTTTGAACGCGACGACAAGTTCTATGCGAACATCAAGAAGCGTGATGTGGAGAAGATCTCACATCGGCAGATGCGTGTTCCGCTGGAACTTCGTCCGGGTGGATCATTCCAGTACTTCAATCCAGATGGTGGCGATCTGGGTCGTGGTGGTGGTCCTACGTTCGATAAGGCAGTACTCAATTCAGTGTTCTTGAGCGAGAACATTGAATACACCAAGTTGACACAGTGGGCGACTGATGACGCACGCAAAGCTGTCATCAATTCCGTTCGTCGTCTGACTGCAACCGCACTGGACGAAATGCGGCGTCAGCTTGACTCACAGATGATGCAGGCTGGTGACGGTGTAATTGGAACCGTCACGACGGATACTCCTGCTGGTGGATCCAACGTCATCACGCTGACGACGGATGGATTCGGTGCGCGTCTGATGCGTTATGGTCAGACGGTTCAGGTGTGGGATGCGGCTCTCGCAGTCAATAAGGGTAGCGGAAAGATCACCCTGCATGACGTAGAGAACAAGCAGATCAACATCACGCCACAGATTCCAGGCGTGGCTCCCACTGATAAGATCGTCACTGACGGTCTTGCTGCACCTGCATCGCTGCCTGCGCTGTTTGGTGTTCCGTATCATCACTCCAATGCTTCAGCAGGAACGTGGCTCGGATTCTCACGTAGCACTACGCCTGAGATTCGCGCCAACCGAGTGAATGCTGCTGGTGCTGGACTGACGCTTCCGCTGCCGCGTCTCGCTGTGAACAAGATCGGTAATCGCGTGGGTATCGAGAATGACTTCTCGCCTCGCGCGTGGACGCATCCTTGTCAGCAGCAGGCGTATGAGGAGATTGGACAGCTCGTGTCCATCATCCAGAAGGCTGCGAAGGAAGAAAGTCTCAACATGTACTTCGGTGGTAGCAATATGCAGCTTGCAGGCGCTGCAATCACCCCGTCTTACAGCTGGGACAAGACTCGTATCGACTTCATTGTCGATGAAGTCTGGGGACGTGCAGAGATTCTTCCCATCGGATTCTACACTACCGATGGCAGGAAGATCTTCGAGATCCGCGGACCGTCTGGTGGTGTTGCTGCCGCGGAAATCTTCTACATGGTCGTTGGTATGCAGACATACGTCAGCAATCCTGCCGCATGTTCGTACATCGACAACCTGGCAGTCCCTGTCGGATACTAGTCTCAGACTAGTGGAGAGCGAGATAGATCATGCCGATTGTTGAATCCGATTGGGCACAGTTGAATCCTGTGTCTAAGGCGACTCCTTCTACGGTGGCAAGTGCTGCAAGTATTGCACCTACATCGTTCTACACAGTGCTGACAGGTAACGTGGGTGTTGCTACCATCGTGCCGCCTGTTACGCACGCACACATGCTGGCGCTTGAATTCGCTGGTACTGCTGGTGTGTTGGCTACTGGTAACATCAAGACTGCTGTCGCATCAGTAGTCGGTCAGGTGATGTTGCTGGTGTTCAATCCCACCACGGCGAAGTACGTTCCGGCTGGTTAGTTTGGATGGTGGGTGCTACAAGCTGGGAAACTACATCGCCCCGGTGTAGTTGCGGGTAGCATCCACCGTTCCTTTTGTGGAGTGTGGTGGGGAAAGGAACTGATATGATTCCAGGTTCAGTTAGCAAGATGAGTGAAGCAACAGTTGCATCAGCAGGCACGATTACTGCGAAGGCAGATATCGTGTATGTGACTGGTGCTGTAGCAGTCCAGACCATCATTCCGGGACTTGGCACGATGCAGTCTCAGTTTCTTGTGCTGGTTCCTACTGATGGCGCGTTGACTATTGGCGCTGCTGGCAATATCCTCGTGGGTATCGCTGCTGTGCAGAATCGTGCTGTATTCATGGTCTGGAGCAAGAAACTCCAGAAATGGATCATCAACTCTGGCGTGTAGTTCCTAGGACACGCGAGTTTGGCAGTTGTTGACGTGGCTTGCTAGTGACTAGAAGCGAAGAAAACTGCCAGCTAATTAGGAGAATGAAATGGAATCAATCGAAACTTTGAACCAGAGACTAATCGATGAATTCGGGACAGACTCGAACACACGTAAGCCCATATTTCAAATTGTGTGGGCTGATGATCAAGTTGAGCAGATTCAGGT